AAGTATACTGTTTAAATAATTTCCTTGCAGGCTCCAAATAAGAACGGCCATAAGGTAGGAAGTTAACGTCTGTTAATAAACGAAAATGTGCTATTTCGTAATTATCAAAGAAAATATCCTTACCCGCTGATTGGTTAGGTCCTCTAAAGTATCCATAGGTATCAGCTGCTAATCCATCAGGGTCATATCTAAATCTAATTGCTGCAGGATTATCATTATCAAAGCCCTCCTGTCTTTCTATGTTAAAGGCAGAAAATGGAATTACGTTATAAACTCCGTACTTTTCTGATGCTTCTAATTTTAAGAAGAAGTCACCGTACTTACACATATTTCTAATCCACCAACTTAAATTAAATTCAACATTTAGGACGTCATAAAATAGGTTATAAAGAATCTTTTGTATATTTTCGTCTGCTGAACGGATTTGAAGAACTTCCCCCATATCGTTTTTAAGGGTAGATTCTTCTGCTAGGATATCTAAGGTAGATGCAATAATAGCATCAGTATCCATAGCGTCATACTCTGAGTATAACTGAGTTCTTAAGGTCTGATAGTTGAAATTAGATTGATATCCATATAAAGATGTAGGAGATGTAGTATAAATTCTATTATATCTATCAAATAGTGAATTCGTTTCTAACTCACCGGACATCTGAATCTGATTTGTGTCAGCAACTTTTAATTGGTCGCCTCCTACATTCCTGATTATAACATCGGTGGAGAAAAGTCTTCTTAGTCGTGAGAATATGCCAGTGTCTGCCATTACGTCTTAATAATATAAGTATAAATAGTTAAAAAGGCCAACTTAATTTATTTAAGAAGCCAGGTGAAATCTTCTGTTCCACCCTGTCCGTTATCTATTTGATAAGGATTCTTAACGTCTGTAGGTGAATATACCCCTTGGTAGGGTGTTCTATTAGTTGAGATGTTTCCTAGAGTAGCTTTTGTAATATCAATACCTTGCTGGTTTAATTGTAGGGCTGTATCTCGAACGTATAACCCGGTTCCGAATGACATCACCAAGTCGTCATTATAACCATACTGTGCTTCTGCCCGGCCATTCTTCCAAACAAAGACTTTCATTTCCTCTATTAGCCTTTTAGATTGAATGATTACTGCTTTTTCATTAATTGCTTCTTGAAACTTACCGATAATTAGAGGTCTAGTCTTAGAATTCATAGTAAACCCGGGAGTCATATTGCTGTGAATATCGTACTGATTAAAATATGAATCTGCTGTTAATGTTCCTGATTTAGGAGAGTGGTAGAAGTTGTTATAACCTCTATCTAATATAGTCTGAATTGCTGCCCAGCCTATGGATGCATTTTCAACCACAAGTAAAGCTTCATTATATTCTGTTGCTATTGCAACTAAAAGTAAACCAAATTCTTTAGTTCCTATTTGACCTTTATATTCACCGACCTGAGTATTATTTTCTATATCTAAGATATGAAATGCTGAATAGTCCTTACCGTCTCCACGGGCAACGTCGGCAACTACCATATAATTTCTAGAGTAGTCAACTGGTTCCCAGATCCATAAGTTCTGATCTGCTCCTCTTCTTTCTAAAGGCTCCTTCATGTAGGTCTTCATATAGAATTCCATAAACTCACCGTAGAAGACTGTGTCTCCAGATGTACTAAAGTCACAATCACACTCCTGAGCTGCCAGTCTTGGATCTCCTAATAGGTCATCCTGCCTATCTCTCCATGATTGATCTCTTTCCGGGTGTACATACCAAGGTAACTTAATAGGAAGGAAGTCATTCTCCTTACTTTCTGCCCGGACCCATGTCTGATGAAACCAGTTTCCGGTACCGTATGGAGTTGATAGTACGATTGCTCCTCCTCCAGTAGCCAAAGTCTGTTGAGCTGATGCCCAAGTCTCAGCAATGTTATCAATAAAAGCTGCCTCGTCAATTAAAAGCAAGGATACAGCTTCAGAACGTGCCGAATCTGAATTAGAAGACTTAGCCTGGATCTTAGAACCGTTAGCCAGTCTTAAAGATAACTTATTATGTTCGACCGATGGTACTTTTAACCAGGAAGGTAAGTTCTCATACATGAACTGTACCTTAGCTACCAGGTTTCTTGCTGTTGCCTGTGTGGTTGCCAGGGTTAGAACGTTTTTATCCTTGTGAAATAGCATCAACCACAGTGAATATCCTGCTCCTAAGGTGGAGATACCCAGCTGTCTTGACTTTAAAATGATGGAATACGGGTTATCTTTGAAGTGAGATAGTACTTTTTCCTGAAATGGATATAGGTTAAATAGTATTCTACCACGTTGAGGGTGCTGAATATAGCAGTATTTTTTCATGAAATGCACCGGATCTGCGACACATCTTACGAATTCCTGCCTGATTATCTGTTTTAAGTCTTGACTCATATTATAACTAATAGAAACGCTACTGCATTCAATATTGTGATGATATATGCTGTTGTAGTTTTCTTTTTATAGTGATCTACCTTTTTTTCTTTTTCTATAATAATACTATCTTTATTAGTTATTATTTCTTCGTAGTTTCTTTCATTAGCTCTAAAGATATCAACTTGAGATACTAGGTTAAAGATGGCTTCATCTTGTTTAACGATGATACTGTCCTGAATTTGGATAGAATCTCTTGCTACTCCTAATTCGTTTTTTAGGTTGTCTCTTTCGGCTTTTACTAATAAGGCTTTTCTAAGGGCTTTAATAGGTACTACTGCTGTTGAATCAGTCGTAGTCGAAAGCTGCTGTGAACTCAGAGATGATGTTATCATCAGACATATCAAGAATACGATTATGTTCTTCATTGTATTTTTGTTTATAAACCTCAGCCTTGCGGGCTATCTCGGTTAATTGTGCTTTATCTTTTATAACTAGTGAATCTAAAACGTGGTTGGCAGAATCTAGAGAAGCTATCTTAGCTTTACCTGCCTGTATTTCTAGGTTTAGAGAGTCTATACGATGTTGAAATTCGGCTTCTCTATCAATATAAGGGTCACTGTCTTTTATAAAGAGAAACCATATCAGAATAAGAGCTCCCCAAACTGTAACTACCTGTGCTATATAACGTTTCATTCTTTATTAATTTTTACAACCAATTTACCTTCTCCTTTAATTACTCTATGCCATTGGTGTCTTAATATAAATATAGATGATCCTGGTTCTAAGTTCTGAGGTAATTGATTATCTAGTTGGAATTTCCATCCTTTTCCGCATTCTACGACTTCAACCAATCTCTGTTCATCATCTCTATGCCATAGTAATTCAATAGGATCTATATTCTTATCAAATTCACGGAGGACATAGTTAGATCCGGTTTCTAAATCCCTATAAGGCTTTATTTCATTTTCGATTCCCGGTTCCATATAATGATTTTAAACTTCTCAGGTTCAACTCCGAAGTATTTACATTTCCAGTCACTCTGCTCAAAGAACGGTAGTGAGTCCCATTCAGACTTTCTATTTAAGAGAGTCTTTGCTGCATCATTCCAATCTATGTTTAGTGCCAGAGTCTCAATTTTAGATTTCATTTCTAAGACGGCATCATATTCAAATCCATCCCATTCATAGTGAAAGACTTCAAATACATTACCTTCCTTATCAGCATAGTCTATCGAAAGATCAATTCCCCATTTAGGGTTAATCTGAGCTACTTTATTAACTAGAGGGTTCTTTTTTGACCAATGTTGTAATTGACCTAAAGCTGCTCCCTGGTATCCTTTTCTTTCAAATAAAAGAGCATGATTAATATGAGCACCTTCTAGAATTTCTTCTGAGGTAAACCATGGGTATTTAAGAGCTAATTTATAACGGTGTAAAGAAGCAGGAGAATTAACCTCTGCATAACTCTGCTCTAATAAAGTTAAATCATACCCGTTGGTATCAAATAAGTCAAGCTCCTTAGCAGAAGGAACTTCTAATCTTTCTAAAGGAATTCCCCAATGTGAAATCGGAGATAGTTTATTATCTGTTAACTTTAACATCTATAGGCAGAAACTAAAAAAGCTTTATTGTTTATTTCTTATTAAAAGTTCGCCTAAAACTTCTAAACGTCCAACTTCTTTTTGAAAATCAGTTTGAGTCATATCTAGGGAAATCTTTTTATAAGTGTCTTCAAATTCTTTTTTAGCTTTCTCCATATCTAATTTACCCTCGGTAGCTTTTTTATAATAAGGTAATTTAACCTTAAAGTGGTGCCAGGTTAATAAAGATAATCCACCTTTTTCATGAGCGGAATCAGAAATCTTACTTGCTCCCTTGCCTCGAGTATCTGCAAACTCTTCAAAGGATTCTTTTACTTCTTTTAGTATGTCAGCTAACTTAATCATTTTTTAGATTTTTTACCCCAAGTTTTACCTTTACCTTTATCCTTACAAGCAGACGGGGTGGGTCTACATGCAGGGTATTTAGATCTTTTTTCTCCTTTTTGTCTTCCGCAGGATTTATATCCGCCCTTACCGTCGGGTGCATTGCAGTCTACCCATCCGGAAGTGCTTCCCTTAGCTCCTTTCCGAGAGAACCATTTATGAAGAGTTTCATCTTCTTTAAGATCCTTCCAGATATCCCCTTTACGGCATCTAACTACTGCTCCTGATTTATAAGCAGAAGGTTTATCATACTTACGGTCGGCAATCCTTAGACAGCGATCACGCTTCTTTTCTTCTAGAACTTCTTTTAGGACTTTATGTAGCTTACCAGAATCCACTATAAGAGCCTTTTAGTCCAAGGAGTGAAGCATATCTTGGAAGCCGGCAGCTCCAATAACCGGGCTTGGTCTTATCTTTCTTTTGATCACAGTTATGTCTTTTGGCAAATGATTGACGGGCTTCAGGGTCATTAATTTTAGCCTTAAGTCCGGTAGTACCACCAAAAGATACTTTCTTTACTTTTTTAGTTTTAGGATCCTTGACGTAAACATAAAATTTTTTAGAGCCTCCTCTTTTAGGTTTACTAG